GACCATACCTTCGCTGAATTGAAACAGGGTTCCAGATCTTATCGATTGCACTATTCCCCAAGGTATGCTCTCTAGGAATACTTTATTCCCAGCCTGCAATTGCTGAATGTCAGCTGTGGGTACTTCATAGTAATACTGAGGTTTACCTCCATACTGGTGCCCCACTATACGTATGTTTTTTATGTTCCAGCGCTTTATATATATTTCATTTTCCTGCAAAGTAGGCCTGTCGTCTGGATTCTTAACTGTGCAATGCTTACCGCAATGCTCGCAGCGGTAGCTGAATCCATTATTCATAGTAAATTTATAGTCAACAGAATGTATAGGCCTGCTGGAGCCACAATTGGGGCATGTTAAAAATCTCTTGAATGGAGCCAGTACCGATATGCAGCTATTGCCATATACCTTGACATCCCTGCCTATCATGAACATCGTGGACTTGATATCCATCTTTTCAATTAGAAACTTTTTGTATTCATGGCTCTTTTCTTCGTCCTTAGCCATAATATTGATGTCGCATCCTGTGAAATACGAAACTAAGTACTCTATTGCCTGGGCAAAAGTACGATTGCTGTAGTACATCAATTCGGCAATTTCAAACGCTTCATTAAGGTTTGTAGGCAAATACAGTGAGGCATAGTCCAGAAACGGACTGGGCACATTGTCTGCATGAGCCAACGCCCTGCGTTGAGGTGCAAAATTACCGTTTAATGGAAATCCTGTCATTAAATATCATCCTTATCGCCCATTACCTTAGATAAAAGACTTCTAGCAAATTCGTTACCAGACAATACCGCCCAATCATATGCCGTCAGCTCATCATTATCCTTTTCATCTGGATCTATGGAAGGGTTGGCAATAACATGAAATGAAATCAAGTAGTTTATTATGTTGGGGTGACTATAGTATGCAGCTAACATGAGTAGATTATGTCCGCTCTTGTTTTTCATGGTTATAAGTTTTGGAAACTTATCCAGTAATGTATTCATTAGTACCAGATCGCTGGTTACAACGGATTTTATCATTAGAGGAATAGCTTCTTGAATGTTATTGACTATTTTCATTTTTAGTTTCCTCTTTACTATTATTTGTCCTGCATCTACATTTGCATCCTAGCTTACATAATTTTACCTTATCCATAACTTCATCGGATGCCGTTTTTACTATATTGGATTCGGACTCATTTTCTACTATGCCTTTTTTTATAAATTCATTATTATTCATTTTTCAAACATTCTTTTAAAATTTAGATAAATTTATATCAATTTTGCATTAGAATTTTTATTTAATAAATGCGTTAATTTAACACTCTTAAAATCAGTATATATCTCATAGACTTTAGATCTAGCAGCTCTATGTTTAAAATTTGGCATTTAAGTTTATGTTCATCAATAGTGCAGTAAAATTCTGGTACAGATATTCTACCATTTTCTTCCAGTTGTGCTACAGGAGGCTGCCAACTTGGCTTTAAGGTTTCTTTATTTAAAGGGATTTCAAGCATCAGCCACTCTTGACCGCCTCTATTAAAATTTGCCTTTTGATAAATTACGTCTATACACTGTATCAAAAGCTTAGCTCCATACCAATCAATTTCTACTATTTTCATGGTATGTCCTTGATTCATAAAAGAAAGAGCAGTAGGGAGGGCATTCTCCTTTACTGCTCTTTTTTTGCCAGAGATCGACGATTCTTGCGACTTTATTTTAGAGCTAGAGTTAGGTTCTGCCTGCACGAGACTTATTTTTTCTAACTTTTCGTCTTTAATAATTCCACCATTTATCAATGCTGGAATTAGTCCCAGCGGTTCTTGAAACGTCCTTATTTCAGCAGCTGGGGGGACCGGTATTTTAGCAACTGTCCCCCATCCTAATGAGTTATCTGTAATCTTTACAGGATTCTTTTGAGAAGAACCTGGGCCAATGCCGACCCTCATTCCTAGTGGGGAATTTATGTTAGATTTAGATGACTTATCCGATTTATCTACCATAACCGCTATGTCTATCAAGGATAGGCCGGGTCTTTAAAAACCTGGGTTAATGCCAATGGATCTGATTCTTCAAACTCTTTAGCTTTATCATTTGATAATATGGAAAAAGAAGTTGAAGCATTTCTGTTTGCACAAAATACAATTCCTTGTTTGGAAAGAATTTCCGTTATTTTCAAATTCGCAGCCTCTATAGGCGTACAGCATACGACATTATTGCTGAGTTTCAAATTTATCTTCATGCTGTCGGACTTTAAAAGTTCTGAAGTTGCGCTAATTGGCCCCAGAATTAAATCTAACTGCTCTAAACTCATTAAACCAACGCTATAGCATAACAGTAATGTAATATCTGGACGTCGATCAACGAATGTTTCTGGATCTATTGCGTAATACAAAATTTTTGTATTATTAAATAGTTTGTCACCAATAGTAACAAATTTATCAAAGGCCCCCGATGCATCGAATGTGGGCATTACCCCAAGAGCCAAACAAGCTTTGACTGGGAACACCTCGGCGGTCAATTTACGACTAGAGAATTTCCCATTAGGCCAATCCAGATCATTTACCATTCCAACATATCGACCGTATTCATTAGTATGTTTTCCTAATATCTTTTGAATATTGCAGAAAAAGAGTTCAACGCTCTTTCTGCACATTTCCAACAAATTAATACTGCTGAATACCGGAAGATTGGAGAACAAGCTTTCCTTATGTAGTCTATGGGTATTACCCATGAGAGCAGCCAAGGTGTGATGCTGCAGAGAAATTGCAGACTCTTGAGATTCAAACCAGTGGTGGTCAAGAGTATAAGGCCATTTGGAGTTCTTGTTTGGCTTCCTCCACTTTATTACACAATCTTCATTAAGAACTTTGTTAGTTCTTTCAAAGTGCGGAGTTAGCCTTTGACCCATATACTTCAGGCCCCAGGAGCTTTTTCCTTCGCCATTCGTGTAATATTCCATCACATTGGAATAGACCTGAGACATGCTGTTTCTTTTATCACCTAAGAATTGCTGAAGATTGTAATCTGATTGGCATATTGCTTCAAGCAGCGGTCTACTGTCATTTAGTTTCAAATAGCCAAATGCATAGGCTTTTATCACATCCTCAGCCCTACACTTAAATCCTTTAATATGCCAGTTGTCATCGTATCCTGGAAATGCTTTTGAATTAGGGGCAAGAGACTTTAGCATTTTCAAGGACTGAGCACTTAGTTTAAAATCGGCGTCTTTAAAATCTTGATCGGTCTCCAGCAACTTAATATGATTCTCTAGTAGATTCAGCTTATTTGCAACCTTTGTTATTAAGAAGCCAAATACTCCGCCGCCTTGCCCCACACCCACCTGCAAAGGTGTATACAATACATTTCCTGCTACGAATGGCGGAGCAGGGCTTTTCAGAAAATAATCCAAAGGAAGTTTGGGCGCTGACAAACCTCCTAGAGAGTTAAACCGCTTGTTTAGTGTCCATATATCTATAAAATTGTTTTCTAAAGATACGTAATATTTCATGTTTATACTCCATTAAGGGGATGCACTTACATCTCGTACATCCCCTTGTCATTTAGTTATTTACCTTAATTGTCTTTCCGTATGGTGCCTTAACGTCCGTGTTAATTATCCAAATAACGTCAAATCCTGGGTCTGCTCCAAATTCTCCATACCCGTCAGTAAAGTAAATAAGCACGTCGACATCGAGCTTATTGTTCTTTAAGTGCTCTATTACTGGAACAAAAGAAGTTCCTCCTCCTCCAGCAGCTGTTGGAATAGGCTCATAGTGCTGTACCCACCTGGCCTTATGAACGTCACAATCGGCCTCCATAAAATAAACAGGAACCTTGTACATCTTTCGTATTGCATCCATTTCCGAGATACCCTTGGTTATGTCTTGCGGGGACATAGATCCAGAGGTATCTACGGAGAAGGCGACGCTAGGCGTTTTGGATCCTTTTCTAGCAGTAAGAATAATGTCCTGATGTAGATATCTCCTGTTAGGTGGAGTAAACGTATGCCTGCTCCTACTGTTCATACAAAACTTCTGCCGAAGGTAATATGCTAGTACTTCGTGCCAAGGCACTTCTGGATTTATGAGCTTGTCTATACGTCGCTCCATGAACTCAGGGCAGTTTCCTGCCATTCTGCTTCGAGTTGCTGCCTCCAATCCGGCCTCTGCCCACTCCTTTCCATTAGTAGGGGTATCCTCAGACTTGTCTCTAATATTATTTGAATTAGGCTCTTCTCCTGGCCCCCAGTCGACAATATCATTGCTGATACCCCCTGTCTCTTTTGATGAATTGTTGTTCTTGCTCTTCATCTTTTTTACTTCTTCCCCAGCCTCCTGAACTATCTTGTCGTATACCTCCTCAGTGGTAACAGAATTGTGGTCAATAGAAATATCCAATGATTTGGACGTTACATAGCCAGACGTAAACGATGTATGAATGCCGCTGGAATTAAAATGATCTTGCAACATTTCGTTGATTAGCACATCTCCAGCTACATTCCATATAAATGGCTCTCTCGCACCACGCCTATTGTGGTGATCCAGCAATAAGTGCATGACCTCATGGGCAAGCACAAAATGTATGTGGTTGTCGCACAAGGAGTCGAAAAATAACTTACTGAAATAAATGTTGCCGTGCTTGTCTATACATGCTGTTGGCACCTTATCGGTGTTATTAGTTAGTTTGACGTTGCACTTCTCGATCAAGAATGCCCAGAATGGAAAATCCCGGAACATATTGAACATACATTTATTCACCCTCTTTTTAGCTGACTGCAGTTCTGATGGATCAATTTCTTCCATTATTGCACCTCATATGGAATGAGTAGACTTCGGTGCTTAGAAAGCCAATCCTTAGTGTTCTGAGACTTCATTACGTTTATCAAGAATTTGTCACTTTTTTGTCCAAGCAGGCCGCCAAAGTATAGAGAGCTGATTTCTGGACGAATTGACAGCATGATCGCAGCCCCCTTATCGATGACATTTGGATTCTTAATCGCACGGAACAGAATATTACTTACGACGGCGTACGTTATGGACAACTTGTTAGGTCCATCCTGATATATTGCTTTGCCTTCCAGTAGATCGTCGATATTTGTTTTCACTTTGATTTCGTTGCAATACTGTAAGAACCAGTTTGCAGCACCCTTGCCAATTGCACCTTCAATCGCCTCACGTTCGATAATGCGGCTCTTAAGCAGATGGCTGACCATAGTCCAACCACGAGGAGTTGGAAAGTTGCCATATTCATCAGTTGGATCAGAGTACAAATGCTGTCCGCCGGTGCTGCTCATGAATCCTAAGACATTCTCATGAATATTCTTATTAATCGCCCAGTTACGCCACTGATTAAAATCTGGCTGCATTTCTAGAATGACGAAACGATTTCGCAACGGAGCGCTAAGCGGATTGACATGAGCCTTGTGGCTACTTTT